CGGTAACCCCCTTTTCTCCCTGTCAGGTTTTTCCGCCCGGCCGTTACCGGGTTTTTTTTTCCCCGCCGTATCATGATTGAAAAAAAGTCGTTCATCTCCGGCGTTAATATTGCGTTGGTGGCAATTTTGAAGTAATAAGGATCGTCGCTGTACTCGTACCACTCTTTTACTTCGCCCTCCCCGAAAACAACCGCTACGAGTTCCTCTACGGCCTCCGGGGTTCCTGCGCTCATATACCAAATAAGCGTATTTTTTACAAGCCGCCGCTTCGTGTCAAGGTCCAGGGTACTCCGGTAATACTGGGTGCGAAGCTCCGAAGCCAGAAGGTCTATAACTTCCTCCGGCTGCTCGTCCAAACTTGTATAAATATATAAGCGCCTGCTGTATCGGTAAAGAAGGCGGCAGGCTTGCTGCAGGGCGTAGCTTAACGCCTTTACTTCCGGCTTTTTGGTTATGTTTCCGGGCAGAATGTCTGTTATTTGCCCGTCGTAGTAACTAATCATCTTCAAGCCCTCCGTAAATTACGTTTACGCCGGTACACTGGGCCTTCGCCGTTTCGCCTATAACGCGGAAGACCGGCGCCCTTACGACCGCCCTTTTGGCTCCTGCGTCGTTTATGTTGGCGACCAGCTCGTCCGGGTTAATGTCCCGGCCAACTTTGGAAGCCTGCCATAACTTATACTTTTCTACGGCGCTTTCCACCTGCGCCTGGATGGCCGTGGCCGCGTTGCTGTCGCTGGTGTTAATGTAATATGTCACGTCTATGCTGTATTCCTCAATTTCCGGCTTCTTTACTTGTACATGGTCCGTAAGCGGGCGCTTCCCTCTCTGGGTTACTGCTGCCGTAGTCGCTGCTATTGTGGTATCGTCCGGGACCGTCCCGTCTGTCATAACAAAGCGTATATCTACGACGCCGGGTGTCGGGCTGGTTATTTTAACATCCCCTATGTTCGGGTTGCTGTCCTTTACCCAGTACTCATAGGCGTCGTCCGGTCCTGCGGTTGAATAGCTGGAAGGTGCAAGGTAAATTCTTTCTGCCATGTTCTGGTCGGACTCCACCTCTGTCCCTCCGGTGCTTTTCTCCGTGTTGGATACTTTTGAAATAAAGCCTATAGGGTCCACCAGCGTCGTAAGCTCTCCGGCTGCAAAGTCGTTTCCAATCGTCCCGGCCTCGGTGCATTCCGTCATAACTGTTATTTCCGTTTCCCCTGCCGGGATCTCCGCGTACTCAATCGTAGCAAAGTAAACCTCGTAGGCCGCCGTTACCCTGGTCCCCTGGGGGATGCTGGTGGCCGCCTCCCTTTTCCCGGAAAGCGTGAACTTGACCGGAACCTGCGCGAACTTCGCCGGGTTCCTCGTTACCTTCTTAAGAGCCCCCATATTCTCCAGGTAGTCGTCGTAGGCGTATTTAAGAAAATTCATCTTGCCCGCCTTGTCTACGTTCTGCAAGCCCTGGTAAATTATTTGAGCGCAAGAAAGCATAATAATGCGGTTCGGGTCCGATTTTGAAAGCTGTATTTTCTTCCCGGTGACCTCCTGGTACTTCTCCATGAAGTCGCTTAACATCTGGCTCTGCAAGTCCTCCAAAGTAAGCCCGTCTATAAAGCTGATATCCGGTAAATTATCTATTGTGTTAAGAATGTCCGACAATGTCTACCACCTCCCTTATTCCTGGTTTTCTGCGTCGGTGTCGGCGTCCTCGTCGGTGTCGTCCGGCTCCTTTTGGCCGATGGTTATTTTCGGAGTCAGGTTTCCGTCCTCAGCCTGCGTGTACTCAATGCTTAATACTTCCGCCTTATTTTCGTATATCTCCGTTTTCTCTATTACTTCCAATGCAAAAAGATTTTGCGCCACGTTGGTCGGGCAGCTCTCAAAGGTCTGCTCCAAACCAAAATTACGGTCGCCTGGGCAAGTGCCAGCCCTGGTGCTGTAAAGTAAATCAAGGTTTCTTTGCATTTCCTCCAGCTCCGTCGCGTTAAGGTAGTCGAAGCCAATTATAGCCACCTCCGGTGCGTTGAACATCTGGCCGCCTCCTTCCCCTTATAAGTATTCCTCCAGGGTAATGTCGCAAGTGATTTTTACGACCTCGCCCTTGTTTAGAATGGTTTCCCAGCTCTCGCTGATCTCCGTTATGGCGTATTTGTTGGAACCGACTTTTTTGCTGCCAATAACTACGGTCTGGGGCTTCCCCGTCCGGATCAGCTTCTCTATGTTTTCTATGGTCTTTCGTGGCCGCACTCCGTGTTCTGCGTTCAGCGTAATGCTGAAAGTTAATTGATCGGCGTCCGGGCCTAAAAACTGTTTTTTCGGCTTCTTGCCTATGCGGGAATGGGAAGCCCAGCGCCCCTTTACGGTTCGCTGCATCTTTGTAAAGTTAAGGATTTTCCGGTCGCTGGTTTCAAATACAACCGTTTTCCCGATGTGTCCTATGGCCATTCAGCTACCCCCTTCCCTACTCCTACGGCCTTCTCTAAAGCTGCGATCCTCTTTTCGTGGTCGTGTAGCTTCAGAAGAATTGTTTCAACGTCTGCGCCCTGGTGTGTTTCGCTGCCGTCTAAAGAAGCTATGACGGTATGCTCCGACGCCAGCGTCAATACGCCATCTTTGTAATTTATATAGGCGCCGCCGCCCAGGTCCTTATGGAAGGTTCCGGGGTTCCCTGCTGCGTTGTATTCGTTCCAATAGGTCCCTAAGATGATCCCCATCTCCCCGCCGTTGCTCAAGTGAATAACGACAACCTTCGCGCCCAACTGCGGCAGCTTATATTCTTCATTAAAGGTGGCGTAGGGTAGTAGCTCCGTGACCTCGCCGTCCCGGTCCTCAAAGACAACGCTTACCATTCCCGTGTCCGCGTCTACGCTGCTTACGGTTCCGATTCTGTTTCCTCCGTCGCTCAATGCCTCCCGCCTCCTTATGCTTTCTTAAGGCTGCCTTTATCGCACCAGCCGTACCGGGTCCCGCCCTTACGCTTTGCCACGCCGTACTGGTATTTATAGCCGCCTCCTAAAATCTGCGTAATGTACATCGTCATGTTGCTGCACTGGTTCGCCTTGCCGCCGTTTCCGCCCCAATATGCCGGGCCGTTTACAATAACCTTATCGCCCACGGCGAGCGCTTCCGTTGCTGCTGGCGGCGCGGTTGCCTTCTTTGTAGCAACTGCCTTTTTCTGCCCCTGGTATTCCTTCATAACCGTAGCTTTTGTTATGCGCTTCTGGCAGCGGTGCAATTCCAGGCTCATGGTGTATGCTGCGTCCGGCCCTATGTTGTGCGTTACCTTGTCAACAAAGTATTTCCCGGAAAGCTCGTAAAGCCCTTTTATCCGTATCGTGCTTCCCGCTGCGATCCGGTTGTTCGCCATGATGGTAACGCTCATCGTTACGGCCTTTTCGTTCTCGGCGTTTACTTTGGCGCAGGCTTTAAGCTGCGCCTCCTGCAAGCTCTCGACCTTCTCGTTAATGTTAAGTATGCGCTTCCCGCTGCCGACAACGCATTTCATCTCCTTGTCGTCTTTGCCGGAAGTGTACTTTATGCGGGCGCCCGTATACGTCCCGACCAGGGTGGTGTTGTAGTGCCAGTCCTGCAGGTCTACGGGCTTCAAGGTTGCAACGGGCTTTCTCGCCTCAAAGGCGCCCTTATCGTAAATAACAATTTTCCCGCTATAGATTTTTATGGCCATCCCGTAATCTTCGCAAACCTTTTTTAAAAAGCTGCTGTCGGGTTCGTTGCTCTGCTCTATGGTTCCGAGCTTAATTGTCCCGCCGGTATAGTGCAGCTTAAGGTGGTACTTTTTAGCTATTTCTGTACCCACTTCCTTAAGCGTCGCTTTCTTCCAGGTCTTACTCCTGCCGGTGCTTCTGAAAGCGTTACCTTCCGGGACGGAAAGCCCGCCAATCGTGCAGGTACACTCCGGGCCGTCGTAGCTCAAATCGTCAAGGCAGAACTTGCCGCAATAGAAAGTTTTCTTTTTCCCCTGCTTGTCCCAGCTCTTTTCAATGATTTTAGCTGTCAACTTGTCGCCTTTTTTGGGCATCCACTTGTTTGCCCAGCGCAAGTCTATATTTGTTAAGGTTATGCTTATAGTGTCGCTTTCTCCGGATGCCGGATCGGTATAAGAAAAGCCTTCGTTGTACTCCGCCATGACGGACGCGGGGCGCTTCTTTGCCCCGCCCGCCTTTTTGGATTTTACTTTTTTTTGGTATGTTACGTTTACGCTCGCCTGCCTGGGTGTTTCTTTTGTCATTCGTCGTCCTCCGCTTCGTCCTCGTCGTTAAAATCGTCGTAAGGGTCCGGCTCGTCGTCGTCCCCGTCGTCCTCTGCTCCGAGCCTCCACGGAGGCAGCTCCCCGTCCTCTTCCTCCGGCAAGCCTGGAGTATTAAGAACGGTTCCCGCTGAAAATACAAGAATATCCAAAAAAGGGTAGTTGTTCGCCATAAGGAAGGCGGCGTATTCCTCGCCGCCGTATACCTTATAGGCTATCTGGTCCCAGGTTTCCCCTTGTATCGTGGTATATGTTGCTGCCAACTTTGCCACCTCCTATAATTTCCGCCTCTGCTGATCTCTCTCGTATTGCTTCATCAGCTTGTTAAATTCTGCCTGGCTCAACTTGTCGGCCTCCGCGATCTCGTCCTTCCCGGCGCTCCCGTAAAGGTTGTAGACCGGGCTGTACTGAATTGTCGGGCCGCCTGCTCCTGCAAGCTCCGGCGTACCCTGGCCGCCGCCTCCGGTTCCTATGCCCTTCAGCTTTTCGATAAAGGCGTCAATAAGGGAAGCTCCGCCGCTGGCCGCGATGGCCTCGTTTAAGATCTCCTTCATCTTCGCCCATAATGTATCAAGTGGCAGAATTGCCTCCGGCCCCGCTTCGCCTACGCCCTGCATTCCTGCGGACGTGTTAAATATGGTCGGCTGGTCTATAATGCCGCCCAGCGCGTTCCAATTTACGGAAAACTGCGGTACGCTTACGCTTCCGCCGTCCCCGTAGGATACCGAGTTCGTTGAAACGCTTATAACCGGTATTCTTGGCTTCGGGATCGTTATGGTCATATTCTCAAATGCTGCTTTTACCGCGCTCGCTGCGGAGCGGGCCGCGTCCGTTACGGTCGTTGCAAGGCGCTGCATTGCCGTCTGCGCGTTTGTGTTGGCCTTTTGCCATCCGCTGTCTAAAGCGGTGTTTATGTCTGTCCCCATGGTCGTTGCCGCCTGGGTTACTGCCTGGCTGTTTCCGGTCATCCCGGTTCCGATTGCTGTCGCTCCCTGGGTTCCGGCTGTCGTCATGGTAGTGGTAAATGCGGAAGTATCAACCGTAAGCGCCCCGGTATTGATAGGCGCCGCCGCGAGGCTGTCCGTTAAGCCGGTAGAAAATGCCTGACCGGCCTGCGCTCCCGCTGTCGTTGCTCCCGTTGTTTCCATGCTGCTGAAAGCGTTTGTTGCCATGCTGTTCGCTGCTGCCGTTACCGTTCCGGCGTTGCTGTTTATTCCGGATGCGTAGCTGTTCACAACAGCCGCGCTCTGGCTGGAAGTGTCCGGGATGTCAACCTCTCCGCCCGTGAATAGGCTTTTTATAGCGTTCCACAAGCTCTTTCCGGTGCTGAGTATTCCGTCAATCAAGCCCTTAATAATCTGGATCCCTACGTCAAGCCAATTTGTAGATAAAATCGTATCAATGATCGCCCCTACAAGCTGGGGTATTGCCGCTATAAGCTGCGGTATTGCCTGGATTAAGCCCGTCGCCAGTGTTATAACAATCTGGACGGCTGCCTGCACAATGTTCCCCAAATTCGCTATAATTCCCTGGATAAGTGAAATAATTAGCTGTATGCCGCCCTGTATAATCATAGGCAACATCTGGGTTATGCCGGAAACAAGGCTTATAATAATCTGTACGCCCATCTGTAAAATCTGGGGCAAGTTAGAAATTATCCCTTGCACCAAACTCAAAATAAGCTGGATCCCCATCTGCAGAAGCTGGGGAAGCATGGAAACTATGCCTAAAACCAAATTCCCTATAAGCTGAATAGCTGCGCTTATAAGCATGGGGGCGTTCTGTCCTATGCTGTTTACAAGGGTCTGAACCAGTGTAAGTGCTGTCGATATGACCTCCGGCAGCCGCTGTATGATGCCGTTTACAAAGTTTACTATTGCCTGCGTTCCGGTGCTTATAAGCTGCGGAAGCTGTGCGGTCATGCTCTGCACGAACTGGGTCAATATGTCGATTCCGGCAAGTATAACCTGCGGAACCAGGGTAAAAAGCCCCTCAACAAAAACGGTAATAACTTCCGATGCTGCCGTTGCCAATGCCCCGGAGTTGTCTGTTATCCCGCTTATGAAATTCTCCAAAAGGTCCACGCCCATGCTTACTACCTGCGGGGCGTAGTCCGCTATTGTGTTTACTACTTCGGCCATGCATCCGCCTACTGCTCCGACCATGCCCTCCATGCCGCCGCTCCCGTAAGCGTTATTAAGTTCGGTTATCATGTCCGTGCCTAACTGCACTGCGCTCCGCAGCGGGGTGTTTATGTCTTTGTATATTGATATTCCTAAATCAGACGCTGCCGATTTTATAACGTCAATATCTCCGGCGAGGTTATCAACCTTGCGGTTTCTCATTTCCTCAAGTGCGCCTCCGGCATCTTTAAGTCCCTCGGTAATCGCTGCCCATTCCTGCGTTCCATCCGCTGTCGTATCATTCAATCCGGCCATGAGCTTCTGTAAACTGTCTAGGTGCTGCTTCCCGCCGATTGCCGCAAGTGCCGCATTGCGTTCCTCCTGCGTCATTCCCTTGGTTGCCTCGTTTACTTTTTCAAGCGTTGCCTTTAGGCCGATGAAATTCCCTTCTGAGTCAAACGCTGAAACGCCCAGCGCCTCCATTGCTTTTCCCGCCTGTCCGGCTCCCGTGGTAAGGTTTACCATAATTGCGTTCAATGCCGTGCCCGCCTCGCTGCCTTTTGTTCCTCGGTTCGCCAGGACGCCCAACGCCGTAGCCGATTCCTCCGTAGAAACGCCTAATGATTTCAGCGTGCCTCCAACGCCTAAATAAGCCTCCATGAGCTGTTCGGCGCTCTGGTTTGTTGTATTCTGTGCCTTTGCGACCACGTCTAAATATCCCGGAAGCTCATTTATGGAAATACCCAGCGCACTCATTGTATCCGTTACCATATCGGATGTGCGTGCAAGCTCCATACCGGAAGCCTCGGATAGATGCAATATGGACGGCAGGCCTTTTATGGAGTCCTCAACACTCCATCCGGCAAGAGCCATATACTGCAAAGCGTCTGCGGACTCCGCCGCGCTCTTGGATGTAGCTCTTCCCATTTCCCTGGCTGCATTTTCAAGCCTTTGGTACTGTTCGCTTCCTGCATCAATGCCTGCTGTCGCTGCAAGCCCGGACATGGATTTTTCAAAATCGGCTCCGGTCTTTATAGCGGCAGCCCCTATGTCTTTTATTGCACCTGCGGCGGCCACTGCTGCTTTAATTCCCAGTTCAAGCTTAAGAAGCTTTTTAACTGCGTTACTCATTGCGTTATTAAAAGAGCTTTCCATTTTGCCCGCTATTTTTATAGCGATCTCCATTTCCTTACCGCCTGCCATAAATCTCCGTCACCTCCTTCGCTATTTCTATTAATTCAAAAACGGACAGGCTTTCCAATGCGTCTAAGCCTGTCCGCAGAATAATTGATAAGTGTATGGTTAATTTCCGAAGGCTGGAGCCGTCTGTTGGCTTTAGTCCTCGCCGTACAAAAAATTTGTTACCCGATTCTTTACCTTAATAGCCTCCTTCGGTGGAAGCGCCTTAAAAAACTCCACGGGTTTTCCGGTCGCTCTGGCTGCCATAAGGCAGGCATACTCCAGGGACATCTCCGGTAATACGCTTGCCGAACCGCCGCGCTCAATGGTCTTGTTTACTGCGATCATGTCCGCCGCGCTCAAAGATTCCAGCCCGCTCAAATCAACGCTTTCATAGCTTACGCCCTCGAAGGTAAAAGGCTTCTTAAAGAATACCAGGAAAGGGTTGTCCTCCATCTCCTGCTTTTTCCTTGCCTCCACTGCTGCCGCCTCTGCCTCTGCCGCCTGGCTTACCTGGGTTAAATTCTTATCCTTTTCCATTAGCACATCTTCCTCACTTTCTCTAATAAATCTTTACCGTGAACCTTGTAAATAAAGTTGAGCTTATCAAGCTCGATCTCGGTAATGTTGTCAATCTCAATCAAAATATAAAGAAGCTCCAGCTTAATGCTGCTTGCGGTTCCGGTTCCCTGCTTCGCCTTGCCGCCTGTAAGCCCCTTGTTTTTCCCCCGGACTACGATACGCATAGGCTTAAAAGCCGTCGCCCCGCTGTCGTTTACGGTGTACTGGATCGATCCTCTCAAAGTAACCGTAACGCTGGAAATATCGTCCGAAAGAATAAATAAATCTCTGTCCATGGTCCTGAAAGGGATCTCCATTTCCATGCTCTGAAAATGCCCGACGGTCGGGTCGTCAATCTCTCCCAAAATGCCGGGGCCGCTTAATGTTTCCGTTAAGCTCTCGAAGTCCGGCAGGGTTACTTCGTCGGAAATGCCGACCAGCTTCGTGCCGTCCTTGTAAACGTTGAAAGAATTTATTTTTGAAGGAATGTTATACAATTTTATTCACCTCCTAAAGCTGCTTCCAGCATGGTCGGGTCAAACTCCAATACGTTCAGAATATCCTCCGCCGGGGTGTACGGCGCCAGGTACTGGTGAAACTGGATTTTCCCATTTAAAATGTCCGTGATCGGGTTCTCGTCCTCGCTGTAGGTAATCCGTGCGCCAGCGCACTTGCCCTGTGCAACGTAGGAATTGCCCCGGATGTTCTCTGCGTCGCAGATACTCTGAATAAGCCGGGGATCCGCCGGGTCGTCTACCTTCTGGAAGTAGCTTAAAATAAAGCTGTTTCCCCACCAACTGAAAAAGCGGCGGCAGCAAAACCAGCGGTCTTTCGGATCCGTCGTCATGGGGTACGCTGCGCTGTTGTTCCCCCAGGAACGGAAGCCGTTAAAATTGATCGCCGTGGAAACTCCGAAGCTGTTTACCAGGTTCGCCTGCTCCTGGTCTATTACGATCTCGCTGTCTGCGGCATCGTCCAAACAAAGCCCGGTGATGGGGATTGCTTTATTGCTGGCTGAAAGGTTCGGCACGTCGTCGTTGCTTGCGTCAACGTAGGCGATCAATGCTGAATAGAGGGCGCTGAAATAGTAAACTTCGTCCCCGATTCTTACCTTCGGCCATACAACCGACATATGTTCGCTTACAAAGCCGGATTTCTCCTTTACGGTCTTTACGTCCGTATACTTCGTCGCCCCGTCTGCGGTGCTGTCCAGGTCAGCGATGCACTCGCAAGTGAAAAGCCCGTTAATCTTAAGGCACTTCGCCGCCATGACCGAAGCGACCGACGGGTCTTTGGAATATCCCGGAGAAGTAAGAAGCCCCGGAGTCATGCCGAAAAGCGGGTAAACCTGGCGTACAAGCTCCAGGCCGCTCTCCTTCCCGGTGCTTACGTTGTAGCCGCCTATAATGTCATTTTTTGTTACTTTGGACGGGTCGATCTTGTCCCCGGAAACGCTTAAGGTTGTAGCCTCCGCCCCGGCTCCGGACTCCAGAAGGGTAATAACCGCATAGCCGTCGTCGTCAAAGCCTGTAATATAATCTACGTCCGCCTGCAGCGTCGTTTCCCCGGCTTCTACGACAAGGGTATCAAGCAGTATTCCCTCAATGCTTACGGTTGCCTGCAAGTCGCCCACCTGGCAGGTCGTTTTCGGTATGCTGTCCTTATGTTTCTTCGGGTCCAGGACGTTGATCAATGCAATCGGCGCAACTGCGAACTTCTTAAAAGTCGCGCTGATGCTCTGGTTCAAATTGTAATCTTTCAAATTGTTAGAATACCCTACCGCTGCGCTGGCTTCCGGGAAGCTGTAAGCGAGCTTCACTACGTTGGTAGCCTTATAGGGATCCTCGGCCAGATTGACCGGGGAAACGCCTACTACTACCTGGAAAGCCGCCGTACCGAGGATCGGGGCTGTAAGGCTCGTAGGGTTTTCTAAAATTCTTACACCATGGTTGTAAGCCATCTTTTATCTCTCCTTTTCTCGTTATTTTTTGCTTAATGCGCTGGCCTTCTGGTAAAGGATGTTTAATGCGCTCCCTTCCTTCGCCAGCTCTGCGCTTGCCTTTGCCAGCCGCTCAACCGGAACGACCAGACTTTCAAATACCCGATGCTCTACGATCTTCTCCTTAAGGGCATCCGGCAGTCCGGCGTTATATGTGGTATACTGCTTCGCTCCGGGAATGTCCGGGCCAATGTAAACCACGATTTCCGCCTCCTGCGTGGCCGGTGCCGCTTTCGCTTTTCCGACCGTTTTCTTTGCTTCGCTCATGAATATGGATCCTCCCTTCTTACTGCTGCAATCTCAAAAGCCAGGTTTACGCCCCCAAAATAAAAGGGGTAGGATTCTTCGTCCTGCAGGGTCCACAAAATGGGGTACTGTATCGTATACTTTCCGTTAAGTACCGGGAACTTTGCGAACCTCTCATAAATCTTGGCTATTATGTTTAAAATGTCCTTATGTCCCTGCTTGTCATAGTCCGGTTCGTAAATTCCCATAAGCAGGGTAAGGTTTACTTTCTGGGCGCTGTTCTCGTCCTCGATCTCCCCGTCTGCAATCCGTACCAAAATATAAGGGTATGGGTCAGGGGCGGTCTGTTCTTCCGCCAGCCCGTTCTCCAAAAGTTCCGGGGCTATTTCTCCCTGGTCCAATGGCTCCGGCATAGGCAGAAGCTGTTCAAAAATATTTATGCTGACTCTTTCCCCCTGGGGGTTCTTAAGCCGAAAATCCGAAAGAATTTTCTTAAGCTCGTCCGCCAGCTCGCTCTGCAGAAATGCTGCGACCATGCCTATCCTCCTAATATCTTCCTAACCTGTGCATTTACGTTCTGCTTAAGGTTGTCTTTAATATGCGGCTTTACTATGCCGTATACCCGCTTTTCGTTCCCCAACATAACCGGGATAGAGTTTGCGGAAAAGGACTTAATAGGCAGCCTTGCGGCTCCGCGCCTCTGGGCTACTGCTACATGGCCGCTGGAAAACTTGGTAACGAAAGCCTTAAGCCCTCCCATCTCCAGGGGCTTCATCCCGCCTGCCTTAAGCACCTTCGCTTTTACTACGTCCGGACGGTTCGCTCCGGTCCTCATGGTGGCCGGGCTTACTTTGTAATCCTTAAGCCCCATAACTCTGCCCGTTGCCTTTATGGTCGCTTCCAGCCTCGCTGGGGTGGCGTTCTTTATCTTCATGGCCTTATTGAAGCGCCCGGTTTTTACGGTATAGGTTTTCTGTGCCTCGTCCGTCAGTTCTTTCCGTGCCTGCTTGGCTGTCTGGTTGAGGGCGTTCTTAAGTGCTTTCGGGGCCTCGCTTTTCATCTTCCCCAGTTTCTTCTCAACCTGTGCCAGCATATTCCGGTCGTAGCTTATTTCGATCAACTCTTATTCGCCTCCAAATGCAAGGAATACACGCCGCCCTCGTTCAAGCTGTCGGTAACGATAAAGGTTGCGCCGTCTATCTTGACGGGCTTGCCTACTCCCGGAAGCGGGCCGAAGTCTAAGGCGCTGACATATACAAGCGTTTGCTTTTTGTATATGCCGTCCATGTTGCTTTTCATCCGCTTTTCCCTCTCCGTAAGCTCGTTATCGTCAATAATGATCAGCATTGTTTTTCCGTTGACCGTGTGTTCCTCTCCAAACTCTGCCGGGTTAAGAAATACCGTTTTTACGTCCTGCCTCAGAAGCTCCTTAAATGTCAGCGGCTTACGCACTGCTTTTCCTCCTTCCTTTGGTCGGTTCCGGCTGTGCGCCCCTCGTTTTCCTGGACGGCGGTTTTCCCACTAAATCCTGCTCCGCTCCGGCGGAAGGGTAAGCATCACCGGGAAGCCCTGCGGGGGCGGTTGTCTGCCTCGCTTTTGCGCTCCGCTTTTTGGGTTCCTCCGTGTCCTTCCATATCGCCGTTCCGTTTCCGATCCATACTTCTACAAGCCCGGCGTTATGTGTCGGCAGCTCGTCGCCCGGCTCATAGTTCTGGCTTTCAAAAAGTATGGGGAAAACGGCTATAAGCTGTTTCATCAGCCGCCCAACTTTACCAGGATAACGGTATCGCTTGCGGCTGCTGCCTGAGCCGCATACCCTGCCAGCGGCGTGTCGTCGCCCTTGGTGTCGGTGATGCCGGTCCCGTCAAAATATACCTCCGTTCCCATCTCAATGGCTCCAGTTGCGGTCTTGTCGATCTCAAAAACGCCTGTAACTACAAGCG